TCATTAGGGAACGTAAGCACAAGCAGAGTTAGATGGGACGAATCATTTGCGTCCGCAACCGAATATAGAAACAATATCGAAAACGACTGGGTACTACCTACATCGTTAGAATTACAATTTATATTCCGTAATGTTTTTAATTTTTTAAATACCGATACTGCTTCGTTTAATAGTCAAGTTAAAAGCTATCATTATTGGTCGTCGGATGTTATTAACGTTGTTAGCGGAACATTAGGACCAATTGAACATGCTGTTGTTGTATCTGGGTTACACTCATCAGATCATTTAATAAACAGCGACGACAAAGAAACAGTTAATTATGTAAGGGCAATAAGAAGATTATAATATGGCACTAAATCAATTCCATTACGACGAACAAATAAGACGATTCTTATTACAGTTCACTAGAATGTTTAGCAATTTCCAAGTTGAGTATGGTCGCGATGACAACGGTAATATTACGTTACTAAGAGTGCCAATACGCTACGGTGATTCATCTAGACAAGTACAAAACATATTACAGAATAACTCTGCAACTAATATGCCATCAGCACCGCTAATGTCGTTTTATATTAGCGGGTTAGAATATGCTAGAGATAGAGTGCAAGAACCACAGTTCGTAGGCAAGGTACAAGTAAGACAAAGGGAATACAACGAAACCACTGAAACTTACGATACTACTCAAGGCAATGCATTTACAGTAGAGAGAAGAATGCCTTCTCCGTACAACTTAAACTTATCGCTTGACATATGGACAACTAACACTAATCAAAAACTACAGCTAATTGAACAAATCGCTCCGTTATTTAACCCGTCGTTAGAAATACAAAGCACAGACAACTACTTAGATTGGACAAGTCTTAGCGTAGTAGAACTAAACAATCTTACATGGAGTTCTAGGAGTATTCCGATAGGTACAGACAATCCTATTGATGTTGCTACTATGGAGTTCACTACGCCTATATGGCTTAGCTTACCTGCTAAAGTCCTTAAAATGGGCGTTATACACAAGATTATCGCCGGTATACACAATGATAACTTAGATGCATTTGATGCATTAAACAGCGATGACTTGTTACTCGGCACTAGAATGAAAATCACACCGCACGGATATCAACTATTGCTAATAGGTAATCAATTGCAGTTATTAGATCAAAATGCTGTTGAAGATATTAAAGATAGTTCATTTGATCCTATTAGTTTTCAAGACAGTATATTAATATGGCATGCTATTACAGAAGAGTATGGTGTAGTTGAGAACGGGATCAGTCAAATTAGACTAGATAACGGCATTAACAACGCTGAAATTATAGGCACTATAACGTTCCATCCAACTGATGATAACATTATGTTGTTTACTATTGATCCCGACACTTTACCGGAAAATACACTACCTGCAGTCGATGCTATTGTTAATCCTTTGCGTAGTGGTCCAGGTGTATTGTCAGGAAAAACTACATTCCCTATTGCTAGTCCAGGACAACGTTACTTACTAACAGAAGGCACAGGATCAAGTACTCCGGACTTTGCTAATGCATGGGGAGACTTAACAGCAAACGTAAATGACATCATTGAATACAATGGTAGTAACTGGAATGTTATATTTGATGCTAATACTTCAAGTATTGTAGAACATGTTACGAATATAACAACTGCTATACAATACAGATGGACAGGAACAGAATGGTTACGCTCATACGAAGGATTATATGAAGGCGGTAATTGGAGTCTTGTTCTTTGAATACGCCACAAGCGTGTGGTGTATGGTTCTTTGCTAAAGATACACAACGTTACCTTTACTTACTAAGAAACGATAAAAAGCATCAGGATTGTTGGGGATTGCCAGGTGGTAAAGTAGAGCGCGGGGAAAGTCTATTTGATGCAATCGAAAGAGAATGTACAGAAGAGATGGGTAGGATGCCCGAGCACACCAAACTAATACCTATTGAGAAATTCACAGGCACTAACGATAGCTTNTTACTGAACAAAGAATTCACGCCAAATTTAAACAATGAACATCACGGGTATGCTTGGATCAACAAGGGTATAATTCCTAAGCCTTTACACCCAGGATTGTGGGCTACATTAAAGATTGAAGAAATATATCAAAGGATTAAGACTGTAGAAGAAATTTATACATCAGCATAAGATACATACTCTGGTATATCTATTGTTCGCATATTAGGCAAGTGTTTCCAGAGTTCCGGTGAAGTTCCAAATTTTATAACATGATAGAATTTTACACTAGAATATGCTTTCATAACAGCATTAGCACCGTACACCATCTTTTCTTGATATGTGCCATCTTTTGTATATTGGTCATATCCAAATAAAAATATCTCTTCGTGTCCGTCAAAACACGCTAACCATAAAGCAGTTGCATG